TTATCTATTAATGTAACAGCAAACTGTTGTGCATTAAAAGCTTTACTTATTGCTACATTAATACACTCTATAACTTCATTTGCTTTTCCACTATCTATTGTTAAAGTAATAACTTGATTCTGATTACTATAACCAGAATCAAATACCATATTTAATTTTGTAAGTGATCCACCAGTATCAATAGATGCTATTTTGTTATAACCAATACCATATACTTCACTATAATCACTACTACTTGTTACTACTTTTAAAATCATTATCTATTCCAATAGTGTTCACATTTTTCTAATAATGCAGATGTTATTTCTTCATTTAATGGATTTTTTAAAAATGCAAATACATCTGTATTTTTTCTACCTAATTTTGTTCCAGTATCTGCATGGTATATAAAACCATCTGGATTTGATGATAAAAAGCCATACTGTCTTGCATCTCTTACTAGTGATCTTATTTTTAGATCTTCTAAACTTTCTTTAGATGCTTCTACAAATATAGTAGCTGCTTTTCTTTTATTAGATTCAGCACCATAACCATTTATATAATTATCCATCATTTCATATACAACATCATTAGGCATAGACTTTATATACTGTGAACTATTTACATCAATAGATTTAGCTAAGAAAAATAATTTTGTAGGATTGCTATCATATAGATTAGTTAACGCAGCTAAAGCTCTATTTTTAAGTTTTGTGTCTGTTGTTCTTGTACTTACAGTATCAATAGTTTTATCTAAATAAAATTTAGGAGGTTTAACCATTGATCTAGCTTTTTCTAAACTTGAAGCTACTAATGAAAATCCTCCTGCTTCTATTGCACATATTTTAATTAAATCATATGGATCTTCTGCTGGATTAAGCCACATTGTTTCATTACCACATTTTAATGTGATCTTAGACCATAATTTATCATTATCAGGTCTAAGCAATTTAACTTTATTCCAAAACTCAGCATCCTCTGGATCTAATATATTTTGAGCTAATTCAGCTTCTAGTTGTGCTACTGCACGTCTAATTTCCTTTACTTTAGCTTCTCTTTTTTCTTTTGGTAATGTTTTTACTTCTGGAGCAAATTCATTTAAACCAGTAACATATCTTTTTACACCATTTACTTCAAGACATGTTAATTGTTCAGAATGATATACTTCATCATGTAATATCATACCATATTTTTCTAATCCCATATTTTCATCAGCTTGATTAAAATAAGGGCGTACAGAAATTTCTCCAACTTTAGTTTGAGAATATTTCTCTACCATTGTTAATTCTTCTGCTTCTAATTCAAATTCATTATTAGGAACAGTCATTGTAATAGTTTCTTCAACTATTTCTTCTTTTTTAGTTTTTTTCTTTGCCATTTTAAAAGGTTTTAAATTATTATTGTTTTTATTTTAATTAAAAGAGGGATCCTAAGACCCCTCTTTCAAATTAACAGATATTAGAATGAACCACCTGTAGTAGGATTCTTCATAACTATCTTAAGTACTTTAGTCGGATCTTTTACCCATATTGCAGGCATGGTCTGACTCATATATACTCTATAACCATTGAAGTTTCCAGAAGATTGGAATCCTTGAGTTCTTCCCATATAATCCATAGTTCCATTTTGATAGAACCATTTCAATTGGTTGTCCCAAGAAAGCTTTAATAAATGAATATTATCATTACCTTCTTCTGTTACATCAAAGATTATAAATGAATAAGAACTTAATGGACGCCCATCTACTAATGGATTTTCAATATCATTAGTATGTAAGCTGTCAAACGCTGGATTCAATACAAACTTAACGTTTGCTAAGAATGGAATTACAAATGAAGTATAAGCATATCCAAATCCTAAATCCATACCAGAACCTGTTATAGCTCCAATATTGTCAGCATTTGTAACCATACCATTAGCACCATTAGCTTCAGCAGCTATTGCCTTATTAATCATTTTCATACCACCTATACCAGTTTGTACAATTAATGATCTTTTTGGATCTGGTCCTTCTAATTCAACTTTTCCTTGGTAGAAGTTATATAATTCATTTTTAAACATATCTAAATTAAATGTACCTTTATTATAGATTCGTTTATAAGAATTATCTAATTGCTTCCATAAACCAACTGATAGTCTCATATCATCTGGTCCATCTTGCTTAATTCTACCACCATTACCCCACATTAAGTAAGTCTCAATGTCTTTTGCAATCTTAGAAAGATGTGCAGCTTCCATATTAGTTAGGAAAGTTCTAGAAAGATCACCGTTATCAAACGCTCTCTTTACATAATCTTTACCCATAATTTCAACCATACTTTCAAGTGAAGTAACTGAAGGATTGATGTTTTGATCAAAAGTTCTCCAGATCTCTGTTACAGGAATTGAACCGTCAGCATTCATTCCTCCTTTAAGCATTAAGTCTGCTCTAGAAGAAATAGAATAATGAACGTGTGCTTCAGCTCCTCCTACAAAGTTGTAGAATTCTCTGAAACCTGTTCCTGTTTGGATATCTGAAAATCTTTCACCATACTCACCACGTGCAGAACCTTTTCTAAAGTACTTAGTTCCGTGTGCTAAATATGCATCATCTAGAGTTGCAGAATTATTATTATTAACAATTTGAACAGTGTATTTCCATCCATCACCTACTTGTACAATAGGATCAGCTGTAATGTACAGCTCTAACCCGTTGTATTTATCATAAGTAATAATGTCACCATGTCCAAACTCACGACTACTAAGTAAGATATCAAATGTACTACCATCAATACCTCTATTAGAGTCTGTAAATGCGTCTATCTTACCTAACGTGTAAGGTAGATCTTGTGCAACGGGAGTTTGCCACTTATACTCACCACGAGCGTTATCCACCATGATTGTATTCTTTCCACCAAAAGATGCTAATTGATATAAAGGCATTTCTACCTTTTGAGCCATAGCCCATATATCAATTGGCCCCATATCCATAGGTTCAGCAGAACCAAGCATTTGGGTTAAGTGATAAGAGTCAACATGTGAACTTGCATTATAGCTTGTATCACGTAGGAAAATCCCATTATTTAAAACTGGAGTTGCCATATTTGTTTACTTTTTAAATTAATTACTATTTACACTATATATTAAAACCTCTTAAATATATTTTTACTTTGTCTAGGTAATTTTCTTGACCTAGTTTCTTTTTCTTTTATTCCAGAAGAAGGAGTTGCTTTTGATGATTGAGCAGTTTTAAGTTTTCTAACTGTTTTTTCAACCGCTTTAGTTTCTCCCTTCTGCATTATTTGTGCCTTATATCCTTTTGGATCTGCCAGTAACCACAATGCTTCTGTGATTAAAGGATAATTAGGCTCTACAAACTGATACTTTTCTAATAAGTGTCCTAATAAGTTTGTATTCTTTCCTGTTATAGATGCATAAGAAGGAGATACTAAACCGTTATATAACAAAGATTGTGTTTTTCTATCTATCTTTGTTTCACCTATCTTACCATCTTTTAATGTATTATATACATTATTCATATAATTTTGAGATGCTTGTTGTTGTTGTTTCTTTTTCATCTCTTGTTCTTGTAATCTTTGAGCAACAACTTTCTCTTGCATCTTATCTAATTTTGGCTTAAACTTTCTAGCTTGTTGTTCAAGCTTTCCTAAGTCTTTCCAAATTTCTATTTCTTCTGTTACTTCCTCTGCATTTCCAAAACCTGTAGCTCCTAAATAATCTCTTATTATTCTTTCTTGATCTTGTTCTTCTTTAACATTTAATTCTTTAGTTTCTTCTACAGTAGATAATGCACCAAACAATCCTTTTAGATCTGTACCTCCATCAGCAACGTATCTTGCTGCTATTTGGAGTTCTTCTGGCAAACTTTCAAAGAACTTCTTAGGGGTTTCACGTCTAACTGAGTTAGCTCTTTCCTCTAAGTTAGCTTGGATTAATTCTTCCCAATCTTTAGGAGTATATTCATCAAAGCTTTTTTCATCATCAAAAGGAATTATTTTATCATCTTTAATTAGTTTATTAAAAACATCTGCAATTCCTTCTATTTTTTTTCTACCTTTTTTAGTTGTAGTTTCTTCACTTACTTCATCAATAGTATTTAAAACTTCATCTAAGGCTTCTTTACTTTTTTCTTTAGTAGCTTCAACAACTGGAGTTTTTTCTTCTGCTTTAACTTCTTCTTCTTCTTCTTTAACTTCTTTTTCTTCTTCTACAACAGTTTCAGTTGTTTCAGTTGTTTCATTTGCAGCAGGATCTAAAAAACTAACATCAGTTCCTTTTCTACTAAATATATTTGGTTTCTTATTTTCTTCAGGCAACGTTATGGAATCTCCTCCAGGTGCTGCGTTAAAAATATCATCAAGGTTAACATCTACTTGCTCAACCTTTGTTTCTACTGTTTTGGTTTCTTTATCAGCCATAATTAATTTGGTTTTTAATGGTTATATATATAATATACAAAAGTTTTTTTACTAAACCTTATAAATTTTTTCTAAAATAAAAATTTAAAGGAGTATATAGCTAACGTTACTTTTTCTTCTTCTTATCTTTCTTTTCTGCTTTTTTTGGAGCATCAAACCTATTTTTATTTTCACGTGCAATTTCTAGATTAGTCTGAGCAACTTCACGTTGTAAATTCATTTTTTCTCTATCTAAATTTAATTTCTGTTCTTTATTGCCTTGATCTCTTATTGCTTGATCTCTTTTAAAGTTCATTTGATCTTGGTATTGATCTCTTTCACGCATTTCTTTCATTGAATCTCTAAAGTCACTCATTTTGTTTTCATCAAGATCTGTTTGTGCTCCATAACCAGCAGCTCTAATTTCTGCAACAGTAATATCTTTTTTAATTTCTTTATCCTGTTTCATTGTTTCAAATTCACGTTCAGCTTGTTGCTGTTGTTGTTGAGCAGCAAGTTGTTCTTGTTGCATTTTTTCTTGTGATTGTTGTTGAGCTTGTTGTTGTTGCTGTTGTTTAGCTTCAGAATCTTTAAGTATATCTGTAACCTCTGCAATTGATTCAGCTTTAATAATGTTTCCAAGATCATAAATACTAGCACCTGAAGTATTATTAGTCATTGCTAATTGTTTTAATTGATCTAATATAGCTCTGTGATTTGTACGTGTAGTACAAAAAACATTAAAATCTCTCATTAATAATTCAGTACCATTTATAGTAAAGTTTACTTTTTCAGCTTCACTAGATATATAATTTAATCTTACACTTGGAGTTCTACTATGATAATATTGAGAAAGGTCTGTTCTCATTTGATGCACTCTTGGCATAAGATTATCTGAGTGCTGTATAAAATACATTTCAGTTTGTGCATAAGATGCTTGCACTGCTTGTTCTACTCCTGTTGCAGTTTGTCTAGCTATTTCTTGCCCCATTCTTTGAGGATTAACTCCAATAGCTTCAAATGCTTGTTGTTTAAAATGATTAGCTAATTGTATTCTAGACATCAATCTATTTGTTTGTTCTAGATTTAATGTTTGATAATGATTAAAGTTTGTAGCATTTTCTGTATTTGTTATAGAAGTATCTAAAGGCAACATACCAAAATCTTTCATTGCTACATATGCTTTTGCCATATTATTCTTACCCCAGTCTTCACCCATTGAATGACGTGGTAATGCATTTTGATCAAACATAATTACAGTACCAAGCTCATCTACAAGTATATCAGCTATTTGATTATTTACCATATTATAACCAACTTGATATGCTTTCATTAAATCTACTAATGAAGTTGCTTTAGTATTTCTATCAGAAAATACTCTACCTTCTATTGGTAATTTAGATCCATATAAATTATTATCACCTTTAAATTGAAATTGTAATCTACATGGTTTACTTCTATTTATTCCTAAGTAAATAGGATTTATTTCACTTGATCCTTGTCTCCAGTTAGTTGGTAAATTAGGACCTATTTTAACTCCACCCCATACTTCATTTATCCATATCCAATCTACATGTTCACCAAAAGCAAGATTATCTTTTGTTTTTAATTTAAATAAGTTTGTATTGTAAATAGGTTTTTCAGTTACTTTAAAATTCTCATCTACTACTTTTTGTATTACATCACCATCTTCCATTACTCTAGTTAAGTGTCCAACTTTTCTTTGTGTTTTCCAATAAACAGTTGTAACTCTCATCATATCACTATTACCCCACGTATGAACATCCTCTCCTTCTTTTAATATCATATCAACAATATCACCTTGTCCTCCTGGATCATTCCAATTACTCATTAATTGTCTAAATTGTAATGAAGGTAAATTTGTATTCCATTCATGTGATTTAGTAGGATCATAATAAGATCCATCATTTTGCATACCTCTAACTTGATAATGAGCAGATTTTGGAGGGTATATATTTTGTAGAGACTTTAATTGATCTTCTGACATAAGATATCCATAACAATCTATTACATCTGATACAGTCATCATATCACATTTACCTGCCCAATTAGCATCTGATATATATCTAACGTCTGGTGACTTTTGATAAAAGGTTAATACGGGATTCCATAATTCTACTTCATAATCATCTTCCATCATTTTAAAATGCCAAAACTCTCTATCACAAATAAGCATATCTCTAAAACCTCTTTCTTCAAGCTCATGCATTTTAAATCTTTCTTGATCAACTGTCATTTGATGAGATGCCCATTCTTCTACTAAACTTCTATAATCTTTTGAAAAAAAGTCTTCTATTTCAGGAAGTGTTTTTAAATTATCTGGAGCTAATTTTTGTTTAGCTTCATCTGATTGAGGATCCATTCCCATCTCAATAAGTTGTAGCATCATTTTTCCTTCTGCATCTGCTAAAAGATTTTCTTCTACCATTGCTCTTTTTTGCTCTAGCATTTCATTATAAGAAAGATCATCAACAGCTCTAAATTGTACTTTTGCATATCTTTTAGAAAATTCACCACATAGTACATTTATAACATTAGGAACAATAGGATAAAATTTAAGCTCTAATGCTGAGTCATCTTCTTTTGTGAGAATGTCCATTAGATCTTTGTATTCATTATCTTCTTCAACTATATAATCTGTTTTATCAATAATACCTTTAGCTAATTTATAATTCTTAAGAATTTTTCTAGAATTATGTTTAAGATATTCTATACCTTGAAGCTCCAACCAATCTATATTATGAGCAGCCCAATCATCATTCTTTTTTTTAGCTGACAAAAACTGTATAGGTTGTGTTAGTGTAGCATTAGTTGGATAACTTTTACTATCAGCTTTAGCACCGTTTTTAAGTTGTAAGGCGTTATATACCTTCATAATATTATTTTTTTATTGTATATTTTATAGACGTATTCTCATAAAAAGAGGTGGTTGTCCATTTTGGAATATTTCCTGTTGATGTAGTTGACCAATAACTCATTATTTTATATTTTTAAAAGGAGATCTTTTATTTTTACCTTGTAAAGTCTTTTTTCTTCTACCTAAATTCTTAAAAGGTCTCATATTCAATTTATACATTTTTTGTGGTTTTTCCAAGTTATCTAAAGACTTATCCTTCTCTTTACGCTTAATATAGCCTCTATTAGCTTGTTGTAACTTTGCAAATGCTATTAGTGCAGAAAATGCTACAAGCCTATCTACGTTCAATCCAGGAAAATATTGTGACATTTCAATTAATAACATTTTATCAGGAATTCTTTCTACACCTAATTTTGATTTTATAACATCTCCTTCTTTATTAAACTCTTGATCTATCTCTTCTCTAATAAATTCTATAGCGTAAGATATTAAATGACTTTTAAATAATGTACCTGTATTCTTCCAACCATATTCTTGAAATACATTATTGTTAGATCCAAGATCTTTTAAAAATACTATTTGTTGTTTAGGTACTAAATACTTTTGTTTTTTTCTAGCAATCATGTGTTGTATAAAAAGAGATATATTATTTTCAACTAGTGTCCAAGCATTATACCATTCTATTATAAGTTCTAATTGTTCATGTGTTTTATTTATATCATCATATCTACCACACCATGATGCTACAATTTTATCACCTTCAGTAAATCTTTCTAAACCTGCTGCTGTTTCTTTTGTAACTTCTACAGGATTTTTATAAATAAATATACTACATAATGAATCTGATGTAGTTGTTTTACCTTCTGATACAGGGTCAATAGATCCATAATACATACTAAAAGGAGGATTTTTTATTGGTCTTTCCCACACAACTAATGCTCCTGATTTATCCTCTAATTTTTTATCTACTGGAAATTTAGATATAGGAAGTTTTTTAGTGCTACTACATGTAATTCCTTTTTCATCTCTTTCTAATTTTAAAAATTCATAAGAGTATTCTTTATCTTCTATTTTTTTTAATTGTTTAGATATTACATGTAATGGAAATATTGCTTCTTGTCTATATGCAAATGCTTCAGCAATATCTATTGGTTTCTGTGATATTCTTAATTGATACTGTTCAGGTGTCAAATCTTTTTTCCATTGTTCTCTTTCTTCTTTAATTGCTTTTAATGCTTCTTCAATTAATGTATTACCATATTTATCTATATAAGGAGGCATAGACCATTGTTCTGGAATAAACAAACCACAGTTTCCTATAGTTCCTTTATCATCCATTAAGTTTGTTTCTACTGCATATATATCATTTCCTTCTGGATTTAATATCATTTGTTTTAAAGGCTCACATTGATCAAGATCACCCACTGATCCAGCAGCTATAAACATACCTGTAGTCATCATACCAGATGTCATTGCAGGTCTAATGTATTCAAATGTTTGATCCATCTTTGGAGCAATTCCAGCCTCTTCATGAAAGAAGTAAGTACAAGGTCCACCTACACCAGTTGTTGCATTTTTTTCAAAAGATGCTCCTTGAATTTTTGACATTAAACCTTTATGAGTTTTTCTGTTATTAATAGTAACTTCAATTTTTTGTTCCCATAATAATATTTTAGAAGGATTAGTTGGTCTATACCATGCGGTGTGTTCATTAAGAAATGTTTTGTATTCTTCTAAAAATTTCCATGAACCTTTGTCATTTATATAATCTTTTAATGATGCACCTATTTTACATATAGATCCTTCTTCAAACCAAAATTGATTTAC